ACGGATTAAAGTCAATCATGGACATGGAAGCAGAGGCTAAGATGGGCCTCATGGGAATGTATCAGGATGGCCTAATCCAATATGTGGATCAAGAAGGCAGTGATCGTATGACATGCCCTGAGTGCGATGGGGAGGGCTGTGATCATTGTGATGGTAAAGGTTATCACGATGCGGAAGAAACCCAATCCGATAGCGAAGATTCTGAGGACGCCTCGGTACAGGCCGAAGACGATTCCGAACAAGAAGAAAAAGAAGTCATCGAAACACCAGAAGGCAATGAAATTGAGCTGGCTGGAGTAGAGACCGAAGAAACTGTTTTGGAACCCGAATATCCAGAAGAGGGCGATGAAGGATACTATCCCTCTCAAAATCGGGAATACGCAGAGATGAAAAAACCAATAATAAAATTCATCATCTAAAATCAACTGGGCTACCCGAGGAAGTCTTGGCCCCCAATAAGAGTAGTAAAATGGCAAAATATAGAGGCGCACACCTAGATCATTTAGATCAGGAAGAAAAAGAACTAAACCAAGAAATATCTCAAATGAAGCAGGATCAGGTAGATGCTACCCCTGTCTCAGATCCGGAAGAAGATACTTACCGCAAACGGTATGGAGATCTTCGCCGGCACAACACTCACCTAATGCAGCAAAAAGACGTAGAGATCGAGAAGCTTAAGAACCAGCTCGACTCTGCAGCTAAGGGCCAGATCCGTTTCCCTAAGACAGATGAGGAAATTGATATGTGGGCAAAGAAGTATCCTGATGTTGCCAAGATCGTAGACTCTATAGCTCAAAAGCGCGCTAACGAAGCTATGCAGGGTTTGCGTGAAGGTGAGAAACGTCTAGAGGCACTGGAGACAAAGATATCTCGTAAAGACGCTGAACATCAGCTTAATCGTCTCCATCCCGATTTTAACCAGATTAGACAGAGCCAAGCTTTTCATGAATGGGTTGCGATGCAGCCTCAGAATATTCAAGACGCTCTGTATAAGAACAACACCGATGCTCGAGCAGCTGCTAGGGCGATCGATCTATATAAAGCAGACACTGGAAAGAAAACTGTTAACAAGCGATCCGCAGCTCAGTCTGTAGGACGCACTAATTCCAGTACCCCAACCACTAATGGCACTACCCGTTTTTCAGAAAGCTCAGTCAGTCAAATGAATGATCGAGATTATGCTAAGAACGAAGAAGCTATTATGGAAGCTATGCGTAGCGGCAACTTTGTTTATGACATGTCAGGCGCCGCTCGCTAAGTGTTGCTATTATAGGCACAACTGTGCTATAATAAAGGTAATTAGGGCCGCGTAATCGCCTACCCCTAAAAACCAGAACCCCAGAAGAAAATATAAATATGTCCACCAGTACAGGCTGGCCTGTGAACTCTTGTTCGCACAACCCACCCTAAAGTACTGCCACTGTTTTTTATCTCTTCATGTCCTGACGAGCTCAGAGAGCTCAGCCATTTCATAAAGGAGAAATCAAATGGCATTTGGAAAAGCAAGCGGTTATACCAACCTTAATAATGGTAACTTTTCACCCGTAATCTACAGCAAAAAGGTACAGCTATCTTTTCGCAAAACTACAGTAGTTGGAGACATTTCAAACTCTGATTATTTTGGGGAGATTAGTGGGCAAGGAGATACGGTCAGAATTATGAAGGAGCCAGAAATTTCGGTTTCTGCATTACTTCGCGGAACGTCAATCTCGACACAGGATCTTGTGGATACTGACTTCCAGTTGGTCGTAGATAAAAGCAACTATTTTGCCTTCAAATTGGATGATATCGAGGAGGCTCATAGCCACATCAATTTCATGCAACTTGCGGTTGATCGTGCAGCCTATCGACTCGCGGATCAGTATGACCAAGAAGTACTTGGTTATTTAGCCGGCTACAAGCAATCAGCACTACATGCTAATGCTGCAGCGGTTAACGATCAGGTCAACGGAACTAAGGCAGATACTGCAGCTGGTTCTGACGAACTTTTGGCTGGACATAAGCTTAAGAAGGGTGATTTCGGCAACATCACAACATCGTCTGCCGGCGATCACGCAATTCCTTTGGCGGCTCGTTTGCCCGGTGCTACAGCACTTCCAACAGCGACAGCTTCACCAGCAATGGTTGTAGCGCGTATGGCTCGTATTCTTGACCAAAAGCAAGTGGACAAGGATGGTCGTTGGATCGTCGTAGACCCAGTATTTATGGAGATTCTTCGTGATGAAGACTCACGTTTCATGAATGCTGACTTCGGTGACTCAGGTGGTCTTCGTAACGGTTTGGTACTGAATAACTTCCACGGCTTCCGTGTATATCAGTCATCAAATCTTCCATCAGTTGGTACTGGGGCCGGAACCACAGGAACCGCCAACCAGAACACTAACTACGGCGTGATCTGTGCAGGGCATTCTTCTGCAGTAGCTACAGCGGAACAGCTCAACAAAGTTGAGACTTACCGTGACCCAGATAGCTTCTCAGATGTCTGCCGCGGAATGCATTTATATGGCAGAAAAATACTTCGCCCAGAAGCGTTAGTATCTGCTAAATATAACTTAGCATAAACTACTAGAGGGGCTGGCTAGGCTGGCCCCTTTTCCCTTATTTGAGGTAAGTAGATGCCATCCACATATATTACATTGTGTAATCAAGTTTTGCGGCGGTTAAACGAAGTCGAGATCTCAGAATCTGACTTTGCTAACGTCCGTGGCATCCAATCTGTTGTTAAAGATTCAGTTAAAAGTGCTATCGCTAAAATCAATCAAGCGGAGTACGGCTGGCCCTTTAATGCGGCTGAGCACACTCAAGTCTTAACTGCAGGTCAAAGTGAGTATATATGGCCTGACTATTATAAAATTTCTGATTGGAGTTCTTTCCAGATACAGAAAGATACCGCCCTTGGCTGCGATTATTACACTCTAAAATATATGGAGAGAGATAGTTGGTACGAGAGCCACAGGGATGAAGATTACAGCGCCGGAAGTGCGGGTAAAGGTAAGCCTACCCATGTATTTCCCGGGCATGGAAACGGGTTTGGAGTTACTCCATCTCCCGACAAAGCGTATTCAGTACGGTTTAGATACTTTCTTAACTATTCTGATATTACTGCATTTAATGATGTAACAAGAATCCCCACTTCTTTCGATACTGTTATTGTCGATGGGGCTTTGTATCATCTGTATATGTTCAAAGATAACCTAGAGGCAGCTCAGGCTGCTTTTGTTGCTTTTGAGCGAGGAATTAAGGATCTGCAGACACTCTATATTAACAACTACGAGTACATCAGAGATACCCGAGTGAGGTACTAGATGGCAGATAGAATTGAGAGCTATAAGCTCGTAAGCGCAGGAGGTTTAAACTCAAATGAAAACCACCTCGATTTATCAGAAAATAGCCCGGGATCAGCTACCCGATTAGTTAATTATGAGCCCTCTTTATTCGGAGGGTATCGCCGTATCGAGGGGTTTGCTCCCTATCACTCAGATTACCCAGAGGTTACGGTAGCCGGTCAGACTACAGGTCAAGGCAAGGTTCTAGGCTTAGCCATATTTAAGGATGACGTAACTAACGCCACAATAATTATTGCTGCTAGGCAAGATGCCGGCGGATCTAATTATAGCTTCTACTATTACACAGCTGGCATTGGTTGGCGTAAATATACTTTAGATCACTCTGTTACCCGCCCTATGACTCTGAATGGCAGAACAGTCAATAAGATCCGCCATGCTCAGTTCAATTTTGGTGATGGTAATAAGATCTGTTTTGTAGATGGGGTAAACCCAGCTATCATATTTAATGGTACTAACTGGAAGGAACTAAAGAGCTCTCACTCGGGAGGATATAATGCTTCAAATAATACGGGCGGAGGAGCTCTTGTAGTAGACGCACCCGCTCTAGTCGATGTATTTGAGAACCATTTATTCCTATCTGGAGATACTGCTAAGTCTGCTATTATTGCACATTCCGCAGCGTTAGATGGGTATACTTGGACTGCCGGTAATGGGGGTCAAATATTTGCTGGTGTTGATGTAGTTCAGATCAAACCTTTTCGAGACAATTTATTCGTATTCGGTGAGAACGGCATTAAGAAGATTATCGCAGATGTTACATCCGGTTTCTTAATTGATCAGGTTACAGCTAATGTAGGATGTGTTGCTCGAGACTCTGTTCTAGAGATCGGCGGCGACTTAATGTTCTTAGCACCGGATGGATTTAGGCCTGTCGCCGGCACTTCCCGTATCGGTGATGTAGAGCTCGAGACAGTAAGTAAGCCTATCCAAGCTACGCTTGTTGATTTTATTAAGAACAACAGCATGGACTCTCTTAACGGGGTAGTTATTCGATCCAAGTCTCAGGTTAGGTACTTCGTAGGTACAGATAGTGTAGGCGTTAACGATAGTCTTGGTATCATAGGCGGTCTGTCTAACTCTACCGGATCTATATCATGGGAGTTTGGAGAGCTTCTAGGTATTCGAGCTTCTTGTTGTACCTCTGAATATGTGGATGCAGATGAGCTTGTTTTACACGGCGATTACGATGGGCGTGTATATCGTCAAGAAAAAGGAACCTCATTCAACGGAGCGGATATCCTAGCTATTTATGCCACTCCCTATCTAGACTTTGGCGATACCGATATTCGTAAAGCAATGCGTAAGGTAAACACCTTTATCCGAGCAGAGGGGCCGCTAGAGATGAACCTAGCGATCGCTTATGATTGGGGAGATTATAACAC